TGATATCTGCTAGATATGGTTCAATAAATTTTCTCCATAAAGGTGGGAACAAAGCAATCGCGAACAATGTGAAGTATCCATGTCCAGTGTTTGGAGATCCTACTTCGTCTAACTCCCAGAAGTGTGTTTCGCCACGATCATGGTGGTCACCTTGACGACCAATCTCAATGAAGAACCAACTTGTGAAAGCACTGTTAGTATCCCAAGAATGTCTGTAATCAATTGGTTGTCCTTTCTCACGGATTAAACCATAATGCTCTAAGTAGTTTAATGTTTCTAACTCAAAGTTTGAGATCATCCACATTCCTGCTAAACATGCCATACCAATCCAACCACCTGCGAACCAGAATAATGCGATTGTAGGTAATGCCATAGCATAACCACGAATCCATCTGTTTTGCCATGATAAGAAAGGTTTTCCTAAACGACTTAATCTTTGTTTTTCCATCATGAATAAGAACTTAGATTGTCCTAATCCAGATTTAGGGAAGTGTGCCCATAAACTACGACCACGTGGTGCAGTTGCTGGATCATCTTCATGTCCTAACTCTAAGTGATGATTGTATACATGAGCATAGCAGAAGTGTGCTTTAGCAGACAATGCCATCATCCAACGAGCAATTATGAAACTAAATCCTTTAGTGTGAGCAAGTTCATGACCATAGATAATACCGATACCCAAGAAGATACCTGAAGACATTGTTGCACCAATTAACTGACCAGTTGTTAATGCGTCTACAGCACCACCTGTGTATTGCCATATTCTCCATGCTAATGTTGCTTGTAGAAGAACAAATACTGGTAACATGGTATACATTACTGCATTTTGAAACCATGGCACACCATTTGTGTCTCCATTTTCATCGAAACCTGCTCCTGGAGTTCTTGTTTTCACTAATGTGTCAACAACAATTCCAAGACCTAGTAGAACAACTCCAGTCCAAACAAATGGACCACCTGCCATCACACCAGCAATTGCTGCTAATATGAATAGAGGTGCTAGTAGATAACGAATATTGATTAAAAATTTCTTCATATCTTAAACTCCTATTGTTTAATTTACTTCATAATTATAAACTATTTACTCAGCATTGTCAATAGGTTTCGTATATATTTATCTATACATTACCTATACTAAATAAATTTCATAATACTATTTATTATAATACTATAATGAAACAGATTAATCAACCTATACGAAACATATACTAAAGAATATGCTTGACATTTTTGTTTCAATAGAGTACAATTATATAATCGTCAAAAATACTATTTATTATGCAAAAAATTTATGCCACATTAGAATGGATATTAGCAGACTATAAAACACATCCATTCAGATTTATGATTGAAGTTCTTGCTTGGGCGTTGAGTATCGGATGCTCTATCGTCATGGCATTAACTGTACCAAATCCGCCATTACTAGAATTATACATAGTTTGGATCTCTGGTTGTCTGATGTATACATGGTCAGCATGGACAAGAGGTTCATTTGGTATGTTAGCAAACTATCTTGCCTTGGTAATTATAGACATTATCGGTCTAGTTCGTATCATTATTTCCTAAAGTCAATTCAATTCTTTTATAAATAGAGGTGTAATTACATCTATATTGGAGAATTGAGTTAAATGGCTGCTATTTCTAATATCTTCATCGATCAAGGTGCAGATTTTACAACCACAGTAACTGTTTCAGATGCTAATGGTGACGCATTAGATTTATCTAATTATACTGCGCTTGCACAAATTAGAAAAACTTATGAGTCAACAACAGCAACAACATTTACATCTACATTTGTCTCACCTAGAACTACTGGTCAAATAACTATTTCCCTAACAGATGTCCAAACAACTGCTTTAGATTTTGGTCGTTATGTTTATGACTTATTAATTACTGATGGTGATGGAGATAAAACTAGAGTTGTTGAGGGTATCGCAACAGTTAATCCAAGTGTATCAAGGAGTTAATTGAATGGCACACAGAGATATTAATGTTGTTGTAAATAGTAATACCAATATTGCTGGTTCAATATCGCAGGGTAAAACTGCTGCTGTAACAAGAGTTACAGTTCCTGGACCAAAAGGTGATGCTGGTGCTGATGGTGCAGAAGCAACATCTTTAAGAACATTAAGTGATGTTGATGCTTCAACCTTACAAGATGGTGCATTAATACAGTATGATGCAGGAACTGATTCTTTCACAACTAGAAATGTAATAGAAACTGAGACTGGTGAGTTGAGACTTACTGGTGGTATTTTTTAACTTTAAAATTTAAGGGTAGAATTAAATGGCAACAATTATTCAAGTAAAAAGAACAACGACCGCCAATCTGCCGTCTACGCTGGAACAAGGTGAGTTAGCATATATTTATGATACTTCGGCAACAGATACAGATGCTGGTGGTAATGGTGGTCGATTATATGTCGGCGACCCAACAAGTAATACTAACACTCCATTAAAAGTTGGTGGTAAGTATTACACAGACATGATGGATCATACACAAGGAACTTTGACTGCTGATGCAGCTGTCCTTGTAGATTCTAGTAGTAAAATAGATGTATGGAATGTTGATAATCTAACCTTAAATGGTAATACATTATCTTCAACTGATACTAATGGTAACATTAATATTACTCCAGATGGAAATGGTAGTGTAGTTATTGATGGTCTTAGTCACCCACAAGCAGATGGTACAGCAGGTCAGTTCTTAAAAACTGATGGTTCTGGTAATTTATCGTTTTCTGCTGTCCCATCAGGTTCATTTACATTGGCTGCCGATTCTGGTTCTAATGATACATTTAATACTAGTGAAACACTTACTTTTGCTGGTGGAACTGGTGTTGATACCACAGTATCTGATAATCAAATTTCGATAGCAATTGATAGTACAGTTGCCACATTAACTGGATCACAAACACTTACTAACAAAACATTAACTTCGCCTACAATCAATACAGCAACCATTGATCTTGGTGCTGACTTGACAATGGGTGACAATGACATTGTTTTTGAAGGTGCAACTGCTGACGATTTTGAAACAACAGTAACTGTAGCAGATCCAACTGCTGATAGAACAATCACATTACCAGATGCTACTGGTACAGTTTCTCTTGTTGCTGGAACAGAAACACTTACAAACAAAACAATTGATAGTGCTTCAAACACATTAACATTAGATTTATCAGAAGGTACTTTAACTGGTACAACTGCTGAATTTAATACAGCATTATCAGATGGTTCTTTCGCAACACTTGCGGGCACAGAAACATTAACAAACAAAACTATCAGTGGTTCTTCAAACACATTATCAAACATTGGTAATAGTTCATTAACAAACTCTACAATTACTATTACAGGTAGTGATGCTTCTTCTGACAGTATCGCTCTTGGTGAAACATTAACCATCGCAAATGGTGAAGGTATTGTTACTGATATCGCAACTAACACCTTAACAATTACTGCTGAAGATGCTACAACATCTAATAAAGGTGTTGCCTCATTTGATACAAACCACTTTACAGTAACTTCTGGTGCTGTAACAATTAAGTCTGGTTCGATTGCTGATGGCGACTTAGCAGGATCTATTGGTAACGATAAACTTGCTAATAGTTCTATTACAGTTTCAGATGGTTCAAATTCAACCGCAACTTCTCTTGGTGGTACAATTACTTTTTCTGGTACAGCAAACGAAGTAGAAGTTGGTGAAAGTTCTGGTACAATTACAATCGGTTTACCGAGTGATGTTACAATCGGTAATGACTTAACAGTTACTGGTGACTTAACAGTAAATGGTACAACAACTACTGTTGCTACAACAAACACTGTTGTTAGTGATACATTAATGGAGTTGGGTAACGGAACAACAGGTACTCCTGCTAACGATTCTGGTATCGTAATTGAAAGAGGTGACTCTAACAATGCGTTTATCGGTTTTGATGAAAGTGCTGACAAGTTCATCGTTGGTACTGGTACATTTACTGGTGCTTCAACAGGTAACTTAACTATCACAACTGGCACACTTGTTGCAAACTTAGAAGCAACAACTGCTACATTGGGTGGTAGTGACATTATCTCAACTGATAACACTAAGACACTAACAAACAAAACTATTGATGCTTCTGCTAACACAATATCAAATATCGGTAATTCTTCACTATCAAACTCTACAATTACATTAGCAGGTGATAGTGGTTCGAATGCTGTTGATTTAGGAGATACATTAACAGTTTCTGGTGGTGAAGGTATTGATACTTCACAATCTGGTGACACATTAACTATCGCAGCTGAATTAGCATCAACATCTAATAAAGGTGTTGCTTCATTTAGTTCTGATAACTTCCAAGTTAGCACTGGTGTTGTTACTGTAACAACTGTTGATGGTGGAACTTACTAAGGATAATTAAATGGCAGTACCAAGCACAAGAGCAACATTTAAAGAATATTGTCTAAGGGCATTGGGCAAACCTGTAATTGAAATTAATGTCGATCCCGACCAAGTTGACGATCGCATTGATGAAGCGTTACAATACTTTGCTCAGTATCACTTTGATGGTATTGAGAGAATGTTTCTTAAACATCAAATTACTGCTGCAGAAATTGCTCGTGCTGCTACTAATACTACAACTTCAGTGACAGATTCTGCTGATGGTAGTATAAGTGCTGATTGGTTAGAAGGGAAAGGATTTATTCCTATCCCTTCTCCTGTAGTTTCTATTGTTCAAGTATTTCCATTTGATGACTCAGCAACAAACAATATGTTTGACATGCGTTATCAAATAAGACTAAATGATTTGTATGACTTTTCGTCAACATCATTAGTTCATTATGAAATGACAATGAACCATTTAGATCATCTTTCACATTTACTTGTAGGTGAAAAACCACTTCGTTTCAATCAACATCAAAACAGACTATACATTGATATGGATTGGACAAACGATGTAAGTGAAAACGACTACATAGTTATTGAGTGTTTTAGAAAAGTAGACCCAGATACATATACTGATATTTGGGATGATATTTTCTTAAAGAGATACTGTACTCAATTAATTAAGAAACAATGGGGAGCAAACCTTTCTAAGTTTCAAGGAATTCAGATGTTAGGTGGTGTACAAATGAATGGCGAACAAATCTATCTTCAAGCACAAGAAGAAATTAACAAACTGGAAGAACAGATACAACTTGCATATGAGTTGCCACCTATGCATCAAATAGGATAAGGCAATGCCTACTAATGTTTATTTTGACACAGGAACTGTTAGAGAACAAGAACTCTATGAAGATTTAATCATAGAGCAACTTCGTATCTATGGTCAAGAGGTCTACTACATTCCTCGTACCATTGTTTCAACAGATACAATTTTAGGTGAAGATGATATATCAACTTTTGGTGATGCATACTTAATTGAAATGTATATTGAAAATGTAGATGGTTACGAAGGACAAAAAGAACTCATGTCTCAGTTTGGTTTAGAGATGAGAGATGAAACAACATTTATAGTTTCAAGAAGAAGATGGGAACAGTTTGTTGCAATAGACTCAAATCTTACAGTAAGTTCTAGACCAAACGAAGGCGATTTAATTTATTTTCCAAAAGGTAAAAAGTTATTTGAAATTGGGTTTGTAGATCATGATGATCCATTCTATCAAGTTCACAATTTACCAACTTACAAACTCAAGTGCAGAACATTTGAATATGGTTCTGAAGACTTTGAT